GGCGCGGGGATAACAACAGTGGTCATGGCAACCTCAATATCAGAATGGGTGGGCGGTGGACGACGGCGTTAACACGATAAAATCGGTTGCGGCCATCGTGCCGCCCGGCTCGGGGAGCGTTCGGGTTAGCGGCTGGCGGCGTTCTTTAACTTCACGGCCAGCCGCTCAATGTCTTTCTTGACGCCACAACCGGTGTGCAATTGAAGTGCGCGGTGGAGGTGGCTTAGGGCCAATTCGCCCCGGCCACTGTCACGCAACACATAACCAGTCATTTTGTGCAGTTTGGCCCGCACTTGGTCGGGCATGTCCTCGTCTTCCATCAGCTCAATGGTTTGTAGCAGATGGTCAACATCAACCGGCTTACCGGTGGCATAGGCGCGCCCGGCCGACTCGGCCACTTCCTCGGCAATCAGGTAAGCCGTCGAGCGGGTAAAGCGGTCGGTTGGCACTAATTGATAACGCAGGGCATAACGGGCGATATCCAGTGCGCCGGGGATATCCCCAGCGTCCAGACGCCAAATCATGACTGTCATTAAAATGGCGTCCTGCGCGCCTTTCCCCTCAGTCAACACGCCAGACACCCACGGCAGATAATCCGGCAAAAGTTGGCGTTTCAGCTCGGCTTTACGCTCGTTTGAACGTACCTGTTTCAGCTTGCGTTTATCTTCATTGAGCTTGAGCAACATCAGCTCGTAGCCGGTGGCGTGGCGCAGCGGGTTATCCCGCTGCTGTGAGGCGGCAATGGCCGACTGTTGGATAAAGTGGCGGCGCGCAGGACTGGTCATAACTTATTCACCCCCTTCAGTCGCCGCCGCAGGGGAGTTAGCGTTGTTTACTGCGCCCATCAATGCATCAGCAAGACGATCAATATCTGTTTTATCGTCTTTAGCCGCGGACAAAATCTCGATATTCTCCACCAGACAACCGCAGGCATAATCTTCCACCACGTAATCCTGTTTAATGGATTCGTAGTTTTCGATACGGTCACGCTTGGCGTTCTCATCGATATGACGGCGGTGCGAGTCTTCCAGCCAGTAAATAGACAGGTTATCGAGGCGAGTAATAAGGAATGCGTTTGCCGGGAAGAACGGCACACGGATAGCCGGTAAGTTACCGATACGTTTCTGACTGATAATCAGGTCAGCGGCGAGGGTTTCGCTGTTTTCCTGCTCTTTATTGACGATAGGAAAATACTTATCCTGCATTAATTGACGACCCGTAATGACGACCAGCTCAGGGTCTTCCTGATGCCATTCAGCAATCATGTTATTGGTGGCATCCATGACCAGCGCGTCCAAATTGACGTAATCACCGCCATGGCCGACACGGATTTTTTCTGATACAACCTCGCCATCATCGCCGATGACTTTGCTCATCACGCGAGTTGCCGCATTAGTGCGGTATTTTTGCAACCAGCCCGGCGCGATATCCTGCAACAATGGATTCAATGCACGGTTAGAGGTTTTGGCGCGGTGGGTGCCATTGAAACCGGCCATGATGCGGTCTAGTGCTTGGCGCTTGATAATGGCGTCGCGCAAACGGGTCTGGAAGTCCTGATAACACGCCCACAGGTCAAGGGTGTTATAGCGGATGTGGAAATCGTAGTTCACCTGTTCACAGAAATACTTCTCACTGTCCAGTGAAGCAAACTCGGCGGTTTCGCGTTCGTCGCCGCCGTCGGTATCGGTAGTGCTGGCAACCGAACCATTGACACCAAGGCCGACCTTTTCGGCGGTCAACTCCGATACCGGCACAATATTGATACGGCTCAGAAACTCTGAGGACTCTTGTACGCGGGTCATGATGGTTTGCGTGACGGAGGGTTCAACGTTGAATTTTTTATTCAGGTCGCCGGTTTCCACCCCGTTCAGCTCAGCTTGACGGGTCAGATAGGCATTAAATTTAAAACGGGTTGCTGGGCGCATAATAATCCTGATTCAGTTAAATAATATGGGTGAAATAACTAGCGGGCCGCACAACTGGCGGCCAGCGACCCTAACTAGCAGTCGGTCAATACATCGTTTTGATTGTTGCCGCCGGTAGACTCTGGGCGCTTGGTCTGGCTAAAGTTTTCAGTGATAGACAGCTTGTTTTCGAGGGACGTAACCCCTTGTTTTCCCTTTTCGATACTTTGCTTAAGCTCCGTTACTTGGTCAGCAAGTTGCTTCTCGATGGACGCAAAACGGGCTTCAATGGTTTCCCCCTGTTCCTGTACATGCACGGCCACGGCATTCACCGCCTCATGCACATCATTAAAACGAGCGTCATCAGTTGCCTGCTTACGGCTAAATACTGACTTGACCATGTTCAGCAGAGTGATGCCCGGCTCGGCCACGTCTTCAAATTCCAGTTGCACTTCAACCGCCGCAGAGAAAAAGTTATCCGGGTGAGATTTACGGGCGGCCAGTGGGTTGTGTTTGGCTTTGGCGCTAAATTCCAGCATTTCCGTACCGAGGCTGGCGGGGTCATCGGTCACGGCCAGACCCACCAGATAGGCTTTGCCGGTATTGGCAAAGTTCGGGCGAATTTCCATGGAGGTATAGATTTTCTGTAATGCTTTGTTCATCTGCACCAAATCGTCGGTTGGGCTGATTTGGGCGAACAACGCGCGCTTACCATTGAGAATGGAATCGTCTTCAATGGTTTCCGCTTTAAGGGCTGATACATCGCCATAACGGCGGAAAGGGCTGTCAGGGAAATAACTTTTCAGATGTTCCAGATTAATGCGGCAACCGTAGACTCGCGGGTCAAATGACTCGGCCATCTGGTTGATATCGTCGGCGTCAATCACTCGCCCGTCGCAGGTATCACCCTCAACGCCGATACGAAACCATTTTGATACTTTCTTAGCCATGAGCGGCTCCATTTAATGTGGGTTGTTTGGTACGGGCTTAGTTTCCAGACTGAGGGGGGCAGCAACAACGAAAGCCCGTTGTGACGGGGCTGGCACAACAGGGAGGACGCGCAGAGGGTCGGGCTGGTCGCGTAGCCTAATGGCATGAATACGACACCGAGCACCATTATCAGCGACCCACGGCGACAGGCGGCCTTGCTTTACTGGCAGGGTTTTTCTGTGCGCCAGATTGCGGACACGCTAAGCCTGAAATCGCCGACTGTGCAGAGCTGGAAGAAGCGCGACGGGTGGGACGCCATTGCGCCCATTTCCCGCGTGGAAACCAGCATGGAAGCACGGTTAATTCAGCTCATCATGAAAGACGCCAAAGAGGGGCGGGACTTTAAAGAGATTGACCTGTTAGGCCGCCAGATTGAACGGCTGGCACGGGTGAACCGCTACAGCCAGACCGGCAGCGAGGCCGACTTAAACCCGAACGTGGCGAACCGCAACAAAGGGGAGCGCAAGACCCCGGATAAAAACCTGTTCAGCGAATCAGCCATTGAAAAGCTGGAGTCTATTTTTCACGAAAATATCTTTGATTATCAGCGTAACTGGTTTGAGGCCGGACTCGCTCACCGTATCCGCAATATTCTGAAATCGCGCCAGATTGGGGCAACGTTCTTCTTTGCCCGTGAAGCGCTGTTGGATGCCATCACCACGGGCCGTAACCAAATATTCCTATCCGCCAGTAAAGCACAGGCGCATGTGTTCAAAAGCTACATTATCGACTTTGCCCGCATGGTTGATGTTGACCTGAAAGGCGACCCGATGGTGTTACCGAACGGAGCGCGCTTGTTCTTTCTCGGCACGAATGTGCGTACCGCGCAGAGCTACACCGGCAATCTCTATCTTGACGAGTATTTCTGGATACCCAAGTTTCAGGAGCTGCGCAAAGTTGCCAGCGGCATGTCATTACACAAGAAATGGCGTACCACCTATTTCTCCACGCCGTCGAGTCTGGCCCACAGCGCCTATCCGTTCTGGTCTGGTGAGCTGTTCAATAAGGGCCGCCGCAATAAATCCGACCATATCCAACTGGATTTAAGCCACAGCCATTTGGCCCGTGGCGCGTTGTGTGATGATGGTCAGTGGCGGCAGATTGTGACGGTTGAAGATGCACTGGCGGGCGGCTGTAACCTGTTTGACCTCAACCAGTTGTCACTGGAATACAGCCCAGCCGAATATCAAAACCTGTTGATGTGCGAATTTGTGGACGATCAAGCGTCCGTTTTCCCGTTCGCCGAGTTGCAGGCTTGCATGGTCGACAGTCTGGAAGAGTGGGAAGACTACAACCCGTATTCGTTGCGGCCGTTTGGGTATCGCCCAGTGTGGATTGGTTACGACCCCTCAGAGGCCAATGGCGGTGACAGTGCCGGGTGTGCGGTGATTGCCCCGCCGATGGTGCAGGGCGGCAAGTTCCGCGTATTGGAGCGCCACCAGTGGAAAGGGATGGATTTTGAGGCGCAGGCCAAACATATCGAAGAATTAACGCAGAAGTATTGCGTGGAATACATCGGTATCGATGCCACTACCGTCGGTCAGGGTGTTTTCCAGTTAGTGCGCCAATTCTTCCCCGCCGCAAGAGAAATCAAATACACCCCTGAAATCAAAACCGCCATGGTGCTGAAAGCCAAGCACACCATTAATAACGGCCGTCTGGAATATGACACCGGCCACACTGACATTACGCAGTCCTTTATGGCCATTCGCAAAACCATGACCGCCAGCGGTAAAAGCTCAACTTATGTTGCCAGCCGCAGCGAAGAAGCCAGCCACGCCGATGTGGCGTGGGCGATTATGCATGCCCTGTTAAATGAACCCCTTACCGCGACATACGGCGGTCACAGCCCTAACTTCTTGGAGTTTTACGGATGAGTCAGCGCAAAGGCCGCAAGGCATTAAACCGACCGGCACCCCATCACACCGCCAGCCAACAGCAGCCGGTGGAGGCGTTCACCTTTGGCGAACCCTCCGCCGTGCTCGACAAACGGGAAATACTGGATTACATCGAATGCACCGGCAACGGAAAATGGTATGACCCGCCGATCAGCTTTGACGGGCTGGCGCGCAGCTTTCGGGCGGCGGTGCATCACAGCTCACCGCTGTATGTGAAACGCAACATACTGGCGAGCACTTTTATCCCACATCCAATGCTCAGTCAGCAGGCTTTTAGCCGCTATGCGCTGGATTATCTGGTGTTCGGCAATGCGTTTTTAGAGCTGCGCCGTAACCAACTGGGCGAACCACTGCGACTCGACCCCAGCCCAGCTAAATACACCCGCCGTGGATTAGAAAAAGATTGCTATTGGTTTGTGCAGAACTGGAAAGATGAACACCCGTTCGCCGCCGGTAGCGTTTTTCACCTGATAGAACCGGATATTAATCAGGAGCTTTACGGCTTGCCGGAATATCTCAGTGGCTTAAATTCGGCTTGGCTCAATGAAGCGGCTACGCTGTTCCGCCGCAAGTATTACCAGAACGGCGCTCACGCGGGATACATCTTATATATGACGGATGCGGCGCAAAGCAGCAGCGATATCGAGGCAATGCGTAAAGCGATGCGCGACACCAAAGGGTTAGGCAACTTCCGCAACCTGTTTATGTACGCACCCAACGGTAAAAAAGACGGTATCCAGATTTTACCGTTGAGCGAAGTCGCCACCAAAGATGACTTTTTCAATATCAAGAACGCCACCCGTGACGACCTGCTCAGTGTTCACCGGGTGCCACCGCAGATGATGGGGATTATTCCCAACAATAACGGCGGTTTCGGTGACGTGGCGAAAGCCTCACAAGTGTTTGTTCGTAATGAGTTAACACCGTTGCAAGAACGATTGAAAGAGGTGAATGGCTGGATAGGGGAAGAGGTGATCCGGTTCAAGCCTTATGAACTGATAAGCGAGGATTAATATGGGACGTAAAGCACCAACACCACCGCTATACAAACCCGGTGACACAGTGAAGAGCCCAGCGCCACCGCCTCAACTACCCAAAAATGCGAAACGAAAAAAGTAATAATTATGGAAACTTAAACTAAGGTTATGTACTCAATAAGTTGATGCCGATTCAAACGTAGTACTCAGTTCAATGAAAGTGCTAATGATCTTGTCGTGCATATCGGATGATTTTGAATACCCAAATGTCTTACGATTGAGGCACTTCGAGTCGGTTACGCAGCATCAGATTTTCACGCTCAATACGCTGTGTATATAGCTTGCCAACGATATGCTTCGCCATCGGCAGAGCGCCATTGTATGCCCTGTAACCATCAGCTCACCGAAAAGCGACAAGTAGTCTCAACAAGTTACACGGTGTTTTCTTGCTTCGAGAACCGAAAACATGGGTGATAATCCGTTTCAACCGTAGCTCCCATGCGTACCACAACCAACGCTGGCGTTTTTTATTTCCGATAGACAAACGACCACATCTAGCCCACTTCGCAAATGAGTTGAGTTTGCAGGTTATCCAGTGGCAGCGTTGTTACATTCCGCGGCGAGAGTTTTTTAAAGTCCGCACAACGGCATTGATGTTGATATGTAACGCCTGTGCAATGTCACGAATACCGGCATTATTCATTGCCAGGTAAACTATTTGGTCTTTCATCCTAGGTTGGTAGGTGCGATAGCCATAATCGATCTGGGAAGTGTGTCTGTAGGATTGATAACGGTAGTGCTGATGACTACTTTTACATAACCGTGTTTTTTTACAGGGCCTGTCTGTCCACAAAATGTGACATTTTACATCGACTTTAGCCATCCTATTCCCACATCCAAAGTCGGAGATTCTACACTGTAATCAACATATTGAAGACTTGACCTATAATTTAACCCATGATTAATTAAACTTCGTTTATAATTTGTTTAAACTTGGCGTGGTAGGTGAATTGTAATTTTTTTTATTTTTTCCTTTTAGTTATGTAAATTAAAATTTACATAATTTTAACAATTATTTATATGACCTTTTCTATCATATTGATTCTCATATTATAACTAATAAATGCAAGATTATTCCTAGTTTAATTGACTGCTAATTTAAGGTTAATTAGTTAATGCGGTTAGCTTGCTAGTCGCCTATAATTTGTAATAGATTACAGGCGACTACTGTAACCCACGGCTATTCAATATAAAAATCACTGATTCATTTGCAACTTATTGTTTTATATGACTTCGAAAAATGGCAGCATAATTATGCTACCTATATATGATTATTTATCACTGAAGGTTAATCATGAATGTAAAAAAAACCTCTACAGCAATCGCTGTCCTAGCTAGTTTAGTCAGTCAAGCTACTGTTGCCGCTAATTTCACAAATACAGTAAACACGGACACGACAACTTTATTATCTGGTGATACTGTAAACACTACGGATGCTGAGGGAGTGCAAGTATTTAATCCATTGAGACCTCTTGATATTGGTGATACGGGTTCTATTTCTATATCTGTTGATTCCGCCTTTATGGATTCTAGAGGTATATCTGCTTCAAATGGCACTAATTTAAATTTGGGGACAGGTACTTCTATTAACCTGAATAGCTCATCGTCAGTTACAGGAGCTTCAGGAATTGGAGTAAATATAGGGGGAGATTCTTCAATTAAAGCAAATACAACTGATATCAGTATATCAGCAGTTAACACTGCGATTGGTATCAATTCTTATGCAGGGAGATCTTCGATAGATTTAGGTAGTAATAGTGTTATTCGTGCCAACTCATTAGCAGGAAATGCAAGTGCTATATATCTCGCTGAAGATACTGCTTTACAAGGCAACTTGCGTGCAGACCAATTGCATCTTGAAGCGTCAGGAAATGTAGCTACAGGACTTAGCGTAAATGGATATCACAATGTTAATATTGGTAGTGGTAGCATTATAAGTGTCGCGGGTAAAAATCTTAGTTCAGGTATTATCTTAAGTGGTATTAAAGAAGGGAGCATTACAGCCGACACTGTTACAATTCGAGCTAATGGTAATAATACAGTAGGCGTTCGTTTAAATAATGAAAGTGCAACGAGTATTGTTGATTTAGGGAGAAACTCAGTCATTACTACCAATGGAACTGACTCATCAGGTATATATTCTAGTGTAATAAATAGTGCTTCGTTCAATGCTGAATCTATTTCAGTACATACTGTAGGGAGCGGATCGCATGCAATAGAATCTCACAGTGGCTCAACAACTATAAATGCCGGTAGCCAACTAATAAGTGATGCTGGAATTGGAGTGTATGCATCAAGTCAAGGTTCTGTCTCTGCACCTCAAGTTACAGTCAATGATAGTATCATATATGGTAAAGAAGCGGGAGTATATGCTGATAGCTCTTCTACACTTATTAACTTGAATAATACTAGTATTTCCTCCGATAATACGACTATTATAGCAAGTAATGGTGGTGCTGTTCAGTTTAATGGCAATGGAAATATATCATCAAGTAGTGGAAAAGCTATCGAAGCAAATAATGGAAGAGTTAATATTTATGGGAAATCCAATATTTTAGGTGACGTATCCTCAGAGAATAATGGATTTGTTGATCTTATTTTAGATAATTCGTTAATTTCGGGTGACCTTATTGCAGATTCAACCAGCAATATTTCTTTGTCTCTTGAGAATGACAGTCAATGGTCTGGTTATTCCCAAAATGCAGCTAAAATAGCTTTAGACTCTTCAAGTTCCTGGATATTGACAGGTAATTCTGATGTTAACAGCTTAGTTAATGCTGGTGTAATCAGCCTTAACGGGGCTCCTGGTACTGTGTTGACGGTCACTGGTGATTATATTGGAAATAACGGTTTACTGAATTTCAATACGGTGCTGAATGATGATACCTCAGCAACTGATAAACTGGTGGTTAATGGCAATACCTCAGGCACCTCATTCGTGAGTGTGAATAATGTCGGCGGTATTGGTATGGCTACCCTGAATGGTATTGAACTGATACAAGTTAACGGCATGTCTGACGGTGATTTTGTTAAGAATGGGCGTATTGTGGCAGGTGCTTACGAATACTCGTTAGTCCGAGGGACAGGAGTGAATACCAATAACTGGTATTTGACCAATGAACTCGTCTCTAATCCAGCCCCTGACCTGCCACCTTCTGTACCGGTGCAACGCCCGGAAGCTGGAGCCTATACGGCTAACCTGGCTGCAGCCAACAATATGTTTGTGACCCGCTTACATGATCGCTTGGGGGAAACACAGTATATTGATGCTCTGACCGGTGAGCAAAAAGTGACCAGCATGTGGCTCAGAAATGAAGGGGGGCATAACCGCTCACGCGATATTAACGGGCAGTTGAACACACAGGCCAACCGCTATGTGGTGCAACTGGGGGGCGATATTGCACAGTGGAGTAATAACGGCATGGACCGTTTCCACCTGGGGGTCATGGCTGGTTACGGTAATAGTAAGAGCACCACCGTTTCACAAGAGACAGGTTATAATGCCAAAGGATCTATTGATGGTTACAGTACCGGTGTATACGGTACCTGGTACGCCAACGAGGTCGATAAGTCTGGTTTGTATGTGGATGGTTGGATGCAATACAGCTGGTTCAACAACACTGTTGATGGGCAGGCCTTGGCGACTGAAGAGTACAAGTCTAAAGGGATAAGCACCTCTATTGAAAGTGGCTATACCTTTAAAATGGGTGAGAATGTAGCGAAAAATGCCACTTACTTTATCCAGCCTAAAGCGCAGGTGACCTGGATGGGCGTAAAATCGGACGACCATAAAGAAGCCAACGGCACCATTGTATCGGGTGAAGGCGATGGTAATATTCAGACCCGTCTGGGGGTGAAGGCATTTATGAATGGTTACAGCGATCAGGATAAAGGCAAAGAGCGCGTATTCCAGCCGTTTGTCGAAGCTAACTGGGTCCACAACACCAAGGACATTGGTACCACACTGAATAACGTCACAGTAAGTCAGGACGGTGCAGCGAATATTGGCGAGTTAAAAGTGGGTGTGGAAGGCCAGATTAATAGAAAAGTGAATCTCTGGGGTAATGTGGGCCAGCAGATTGGTAATAAAGGTTATAGTGATACTGCTGTAATGTTAGGAGTGAAATACAATTTTTGAGGTGTCTATTTACCATTTATGGCCAAGTTCATATATTCGTAAATAGTTAATTGGTATTTTTTAGCATCATAGCCGCCAAATCAGGCGGCTTTTTCATGCCTGAAAAGTAGCCATTCCAACACCTCGAACCACAAGCCATCAGACGCCCGCCACGCCCTCGCAGACCATGAACACGCATTGACTCCCGACTAAACCGAACGCAAAACCTCGGCCCGCCCAAGATCGATAAATGAGGGTATCAAAACCCTTTGCGCGCAATGCTATCCCCGCCACGCCTGCGCGCTTCATGTGCCGCTTTTAATGCACCTGCATGATCCGACGCGATCCGCACCAGTGCTGGCGTGGCGGGGTAAATTTCACATTGGATCATCATGCAAATTCATGCACTTAATGCATGCATGGACTACCAATAGAAAAAAGTAAACATTGCATTGTTACGCTTTACAATATCATCTAGAAAACATGCACTGTATTGGATGAAAATTGAACTCCGGAATGATTAATATTACATGAATTTTCAGTCCCTCCGATACGACCCACTTATTCCAAGGAGTTTTCTCTACCTCTTATTATTAGCAGACATTTCTTCTTTTAATTCCATCAATTTCTCTATCAATTCATGAACTCTAGTACTAGGGTTATCAGTCCCACTACTTTCCGCAGCTTGTAAGCTGCTCTTAGCCTTAGTAATCACTTCATTTAAGTTCTTAGATTCCAAGGAATTTAATGTTTTTAAAAATATTCCTTTTGTTGCTTTTTCATATTCTTTGATATATTTCTTTAATTCACTAACTATTTGATTTCCAGAGCTATTTCCTGGGAGACTTTTATACTCTTTAGTTGAGTATGTATAGTGAAGGAGCAACCAATATTCAAAACAAGGTATGGAATTAACTGCCACCCATGTCTTATTAGGCTGACTCCGCCTAATAACATCTAATGCTGATAAATAATCAACATGAGCATCTTTATCAATCACAACATAAATTTTATCATATGGAGCTCCCTGCTCCATCATGATTTTTTGTTGTTCTTTAGCATGTCGAACAACACACATTGGGCTAGAACCACAATCTCCACTAACGTCAATTACACTTGCAGTTAGTAAGTCATAATATTCAATTAAGTCTTTAAAATACATTGGTTCAGTTTTTTCCCCCTCACATACAATCAAAATTTTAATAAGTGGTTTTTTTTCACCTTTACGTCTAGCTAAATCTTTAGATGTTTTTGGTTTACGTCTTTTTTTAAATAAGTCTTCACTTCCCATATTAGGCCCCCATCCAATTCTTAAGGCGAGGAAGAGCACCATATCTGCCATCTAAGTATGCAGCTTCTAAGTTTTCTCGCCCCTTCCGAGGGCTATAGTCAGTCAAGGGATAAAGGTTGGTTTCACTATGCTCATTCTTCTCACAGAACCAAACCTGATCTCTTCTAAAAACATTTTGATTTAAAATTGATGTTTCATGAGTAGAAAAAATCAACTGAGCTCCCTTCTTATTTGTTTCAGGATCATTAAAGAGCTTAACCAAGAAACCAACTAATTTAGGATGAAGTGTGTCGTGCAGCTCATCAATCAAGACAACATAACCATTGTCTAAAGCATCTAACCATGGGCCCGCTAAAGCGAAGAATTTCTGCGTACCATGTGATTCTTCTTCTAATGAAAAACTTACTGGCTCCCCTTTATCATCATAATGAATAGTAGATACATCAAAAACATCTTTATCTTTCATGTTAGAAATGACGATCTTTTTAATTTCTTCTGGCATCTCTGAAGGTAAATCATCTGGATTGAATTTTTCTTTTTTAACTAAAATATCATCGATTCCAACATCAGCTGCTTTCAAGAAATTTAAAATATCTTTTTTAGTATCTTCAGTGCAACGCTTTGCAGAAAATGTATTACTCCAACCAGAAATTCCAGATAATCTGAGAGTTTTTTGAAACCATGTAAAAACAGGTTTTAGTTGTTCACTATTCAACTGAACAGCCGTCGATAGAAATAATGCATTATCTCTTGTCGAACGCTGCCAAGCTTGTTTTTCCCCTAGGAAATAATTGCCAAAATCCCATTCATATTCCAGCGTTTCCACATTCCATGCACGGTAGTACCATTTTTGAGGCCTACCTTTAGGATATGCATAAAGCCACTCATCAATGATTCTTTCCCTTGTTGCAGAAAAACCAAATTGATATCGAACCCCCTCAGCAATGAAAGTGATCTCAAATTCAGTAGGTTTACCATTTGATTCTGAATTCAACTTAAATGGATATACTGAAATTTCTTCTCCAGTTTGATTATTAGATGCTGAACCAGTGACAAGATCCATCATGGTTCGTACTGCAAGCAGTAAATTAGACTTCCCGGCAGCATTGGCACCATAGATAACTGTTGATTTTAAAACATTTAGGTTTACATTCCCTTCAACATTAAAGACATTGCCCTCTAACTCATTACTCTTATTAGCAATAAGTGAGAGTGTCTGTTTATCTTTAATTGAGAGGTAGTTCTCAACATTGAATTCAATTAACATTTTTATTTCTCCAGTGCGGTACAGATTTTCAGTAGTGAAAGCAATCCACACCACCCTTAGAACCAATTTAGTGACACCTTATGACAAAAAAAGTCAAAAAAACAGAATTAATTTTTTTCAAGGCTTTTTTTGAGAAGATTTATAATTATCGTGAAATTTTTGTTGTGTAGATTTTCGCCAGTGCCCCACTCCTGCGCGCTTTGCAGGTCGCTTTTCATGCACTTGCATGAGGTATAGAGAACCGCGCCGAGACTGGTGCTAAGGGGGAATTTCTAACTCAGGTTCATCATGCACTATATGCATGCAGTGCTAAAAGTCAGCGCAAAGAATGTAAACCGGACTCCCCTGCCCCGCCTAAATAGCTATTTTTAGCTTCCATGGCTAACTCAGCAATCCACGCCAACGCCACCTCACGATCTCGATTTTTCATTTCATCGCTAGCTGACATCCTCGCGATGAGGTCTATCCGCTCAAGCAGAACTAACCCATCTAAATCCATCACCTAATAACCTCCCAGCACTTACACATACTGTGTTTATATACAGTATAATATGCACATTTTAATAAATTTTCTATATAAATATATGGTTTAACTTAAGTAAAAAATATTGCCCTCGAATTTAGTTTGTTGTTCAACAAGCCTTTAATTCACTAAATCAATGATGACAACGCGTCACACCAGACATTTAATTCATCATGTGACGCGTCACAATGGTTTAATTGCGCTAATTAATAGACTGTTAATGCCTTTGGTTTGCCAACATGCCGCCTCACCCAGCAAACAACACCCATGTGGATCACCCGGTAATGTGTCGCCACATTTTCCGCAACGTTGTTTACCCAGTTCAGCCAGTTGTTCTTTTAGTCGCTGGTTGTCTTGGCGAATCAGCAGCGCGATATATTCCGGTAAATCGTAAGCGGGCCGGAACAGACGCCGAGCGGCCATGCCCTCGATTAGCATCGCGTACTCTTCCGGCTCAAGCCGGGCGCGAACTTCATTGATACCGGCGGATTTATCACGCTGGCGCTGTGCCTGCTTACGGGTAGTTGCAGCAATTTTAGTCATGGTTTTCCTCTCAGGTAGATTAATCATCGAATTCCGGCCAGTCGGACAAAGCCGGGTAATGGATCACAACATCACCAAAAGCCATTTTTGCGCCACGGGCTAACGATTCCAGCTCCCAACGTTGAGCGCTGATATCTTTCAGCAGTAAATCATGGCGGATTTGGGGGATGCGCCGGCGTTCTTCACGGGTCAAACGGGCTGACGGGGCAATAAGTCGGCCTTTGGTTGGGTTAAAACTACGTTGCGCCTTACTAATCGTTGGCTGTTTCTCTTTAACGCGGGCCACAATCGCCCTCACGGCGGCAGTGTCCGACCAGTCAATAACGGCGTCCGGTGGGTATTCCATCGCTATCACAGACGTTTTAACCTGCCCGTTGGGGTCATTTGGCGCTTGGGTGTTTCCACCTAACCCACAGTTATTGACAGGACTCCGAGGCGCGCCAGAGGCGCTTTTCAAAGTCAAAAGCTCAACGTCAACGGCACCCGAAACGATGCGCCATTGGATTGTGCGGGTTTCATGAACATGGTCAGCGCCCAAATGCGGCGCGTAGATACCGATGACTTTCTGTACTTCCTCATCGTAGGCGTTGAGTTCATCGGCGACGCGCTTGGCTAAACGGACGGTCTGATTGCCGCAATTGGTTCCACCTTGCGCCATGATGTAGGCAGCAAAATCACCCTCGTCAGCCGCATGGCGCACGGCCTCCACGGTTTCGTCGAAAGTCTCGGCCAGACTAATAGAGCGGATACGGCGACACTCGCGATAGACTCCCATGGAGGGTAGACCAATCGGGCGGAATTGAGGGATACGCCACGTTGCCGCCCACGCTGTCACCGCCGCAGCGGAGTCAGTCAACAGCTCGCCGGTTTCATGGTCACGCTCGCCCTCAAGCGCATAGCCGTCGATATTCTTGGCAATGTATTTAGCGATGTAGCCAGCGGCCCCGCCTTTGTTCATATGCTTGCACTCAAAGCGGTATTTAGCGGCTCCGCGCTCGTCACTGTCTTCTTTCAACGCATACCGGCGCATGACGTCGATAATCTGTTGGCGCTGGCGACGCTCACAAAACAGCATCATGTGCCAGTGCGGGGTGCCGTCGTGGTGCGGCTCAACCACCCGCATTCCGTAGACGCTTAATTTATTGTCTTTAAAGGCGGTGCGCATTTTGCTCCAAATGTTGCAGAGATAACGCTGTCCGTCTTTGGGGGAATAGGCTTCATCGTCCCACTTATGGTTAAGCTGGACTTTCTCGTTATCCCCTTTACCGATAACGCGGGTCGGGTGATATTTTGATGGGGTGGTGATGGTCAGGAACATGCCGACGTGCTTTTGCTCGGCAGCATATTTTTCAGTAAAAGCGATGGTGTTCATTAGCTCCATACGGCGAATTTCTGGATTAGAAATACTCGCCATCACCTTATCAATCAGGTCGATGCGCTCACCGGTTTCAATGTTTTCTAACTGGCAGCTTTTGAGGTATTCCAAATTAGATTGGCGACGGGCGAACACCTCACGGATGGCCTGCTTACTGGCATAAGAAGAGGCTGACATATCCCGGCTAACATTACCGACAGCAATCAATAATGCTTCCCGCCAGCACATCCGTTGGGCTTTAAGTTTCCGCTCCCACCATTCGGGATTAACCAGCCGCGACAGGCTGGCGATAGCAGACGTGATATCTAACCGGCCTTTCCGGTATTTGCGCCAGTGCATCGGCGTGATATTAAAAGCGCGCGCCATTTTGGCAATATCGCCGTATATCCGTACCTGTGTATCAGCCTGCAATAAAACAGACCTGTCACCCTGATTGGCCTTAATGCATTCATCACAATGATGGTTGTACGCCACCATTAGCTCATCACCGATTTTGCGGGCAAAGCGGCGCAGCTCTTTATCATGCATGCCCGCGAGGCTGGCATAAGTTGGGGCATCAGTGGAAAAGCTCATTGACGCACTGAGGCGCATAACATTTTTGCTATTGACCACCTGAATGCGCGGCCAGATACGCTGGTCAAAGACAAATACCAGCCATTTGTTAGCGTCGTTTAGCCCTTTATTGGCTAACAGGTATTCATAGCGAGAAATGAACTGGATACGCAGGAAGTGAGGCAGATTATTGATATTGGCTAAAACAGCTTGCCCCTGAATCAGTTGTTCACGGGTAAGCGGTCTTTGAATGCCGGGCAAGGTTTCGCGTGGCTTGCTGCCGGGGTAAGCATAGGCAGGAACAGCAGCGCCGCTGCCCGGATAAGGCGGCGACGGAGTTGGGGCAATGCGGCCACGAATTGAGACGCTCACTCGTCACCTGCATAATGATCGATAACCATAATTAAATCCCACCAACTTTTAAAGCAAGACACAACATCACCAAGCCAGCCCCGCACATAGCTGGCAACATGACGTGAAAGAAAATCCAGAGACTTAATTTCATTGCTTCACTTTGGTAATAAGTTCGGTGAGTGAAATCCTTTAAATCCTTTTTCACATAATTCAGCAAGGCGTTTGGTTTCCTCGACCATTGCTGAAATAGAATTAATACCTGAGCGATAAATACGATGATGAATTAAATCATTCACTAAGCTAACCCTTGTCGGATAGTGAGCAATTACCGCCAACACCCTTTCATTTTCTTTGGTGAATTTAATCTCGTTAAGCACGAGGTTTGGAATACGATTTAAAAGTTTGGTTGGTTCACACAAAGTAATTGCGTAACGGTTATCAATTATAATCTCGTTAGTCATTAATGCTGTGCCTGCGCGTGGTTGAGAATTCCCTCGGCTACTTGGTTAAGCAGCTCCGCCGCTTCTACGCCGTTCAGCTCTCGGTTTAGAATTTGATTAGCAATTTCATCCAAACGAAATGAAACCAGCGCGGCCTGATTCTTTCTTTCATCCATGCGCGCTTCATTTAGCATTAGCTCCATTGATTCAACTGTCGTCATTGTTACTGTACGCTCACTGCCCGGCTTGGCTGGGTCTACACCCACCCATATATTTTGTGTTGTATTCTGCATAAATCACTCCTGTTTTTAGGCAATACGAAACCCGGCGAGTAAAACGCCATATATTGCGACTTAGGTTAATTAATAATATTCAGTGTGCAGTCATCATTACTGACAAATGGCGGCAACGAACGAGTAAACTCAATTAAGTAATTCAAAGCATCAACTACCGACTCTCTTTCTGCTGGCGTTAATTCTGAAAACTGCATATTCACATGACGACTTTTTAAGCCAGCATGAAAACAAATTGTTTTACGCAAATGCGCAGGCGATTTATCAAAAGCCTCTTGAGCAACATTTTTTCTATGTCGTAAATACTTTTCTTTAAATTCAGTAATTCGGGCAATTCCCGTCATTCTTAATTTTTCAGCTTCTGTTAATTGCAACATATAACCCCCAATTAACGACCGAATAGACGGCGTAATATTGGTGTCTTCTTTGCAGAGGACAGTTCTTGTAAAAGCGCCTTTTGATTACTTCCCGGCGTCCAGCGCTGGCCGTTCTTCAACTCCAGCATACCGTGGCCGAAATGGCGCAGGCTTACCGGGCTTTGCTGTTTTAACAATGGGGCAATAGAAATAATCATAAAGACACCTCAACTCAATCCGGCGACAGCACTCAACCCGCTAATAACATCAACGGTTGAAGCAAGCGCAGGGGTTGACTGAATACGACATTGTACCGTCAGGCCAATTAATGACAGATGGCGAATCGCGGTATTGACACTATCCAGCAGTGCAGATTTGCTGAATGTTGTTTTGTGATTACCTTGCACCGCAGCGGCAGCAATAGAACCCACAGCGGCAGTTGCTTTCAGCGCGTATGTAGAAATGTTATCTGCGCTGGCCTCATTGACTGGCACCGATGGCATGCAATTGATTTGGGCCAACATGGCATCAATCAAGCTGGCGTCTTCTGTTGCGTCAGTAATAGCCAATAATTCAGTAACAGTAAGATGGTGCGGCTGTTCCGGGTTGAGCTTGTTCCGCAACGTTTGCGCATTCATATCCAACTGTTTAGCCAACCGCGTCAGATTGTGGCGCGTTGGAAACTGGCGACATACATTGTCAAAGTGCGGATGTTTAGAAACAGAAAAATCAAACATGTTTTCCCCTCAAAATTCACTTAATGTGAATTACGCACCGATGACGATTTGAAAACGGGAATGACCAAGCGCTTTTCTTGCTTCTAGTTCTTTGTAACGAGCATAAAGAATTTTGATAGGGCCGCTCGCCCGCTTGTTTCCTTTCTTGATGGTGCGCGGCTCAATAGGGATACAGGCGTCGTTGCCAGTTGTACGACGATAAACGGTGCGAACAGAAACCCCTTCAAGAGCTGCAAACTCTTCTGGAAAGACGGTTTCGCGTGGGATCTTGATTGTAATGAGTGCTGTCATGATGCATTATTCCCGGTTAGAAAACATTTGCCATTGATTGCCACGGTTTGCCAACTTATGCCATCAATGACTTCGATTTTAGAAAATCTACAGCTCAAATTGGTTGTAGTCAACCGGATATTTCCAATATGAATATTGATGTTTCCGATATGAACAACTTGGAAGTGTTAGATAGAATATGTGAGATTTATGAGTTTTCTCAGAAAATTCAATTAGCTAACCATTTTGATATTGCCGCTAGCTCTCTATCTAATCGTTACCGACGCGGGCCTATTTCATTTGATTTCGCTGCTTACTGTGCGCTTGAAACTGGCGCAAACATACGTTGGTTACTGACAGGCAAAGGCCCAAAGTTTCTAGGTGAGAAAGCCCCAAATGAGGTTCCAGAGATTCCAACATTCACTTTAAGTGAAGGGAAGTTAGTCGAGGATAGCAATCTTAGTGTTAGCCATAATCTTTTTAGTAAACCGCTTAATGCCCCTCAATGCATAAAAGCTGACAATAAAACTCACTTTGTTGAACAAGGCGCATCACTCTCTGATGGTGTATGGCTAGTAGATATTGAGGGTTCAATAAGCATACGTGAGATAACAGTCCTTCCAGCCAAAAAACTCCACGTTGCTGGCGGTAAAGTGCCATTCGAATGTGGGGTTGATGAGATTAAGACGCTTGGCCGCGTTGTTGGGATTTACACCGAGGTTAACTGATGGCAATCAGAAAACAGGCTGATGGGTGGTGGCTCTGTGAAATTTACCCCAATGGAGCCAAAGGGAAGCGTATTCGTAGAAAGTTCGCGACGAAAGGCGAGGCGATCTCTTTCGAACAGCACACAATTCAGAAGCCTTGGCAGGATGAAAAAGAAGATGTTCGGACTCTAAAAAATTTAGTTGATGCGTGGTTTACAGCACATGGAATCACACTAAAAGACGGGGAAAGGCGGCAGCAAGCAATGCACCATGCATACGAGTGCATGGGTCAACCAATGGCAAAAGATTTTGATGCTCAGATGTTTTCACGGTACAGAGAGAAGCGTTTAAAAGGTGACTTTGCCCGCTCAAGCAGAGTAACCAAAGTAGCACCGCGCACGATAAATCTTGAGTTAGCATATTTCCGAGCGGTTTTTAATGAGCTAAACCGCTTGGGCGAATGGGCTGGCGAAAATCCGCTTAAGAATATCCGCCCTTTCCGTACTGAAGAGAGTGAGATGTCGTTTCTCACTAAAGAGCAAATAGCCCTTTTACTTAGTGAGTGTGGGCGAGAGAATAACGCTGACTTGGTGAATATTGTAAAAATCTGCCTTTCTACTGGCGCTCGCTGGTCTGAGGCAGAAGAACTAAGACGCAGCCAAGTTAATAAGTACAAAATCACCTACACCAAAACCAAGGGCAGAAAAAATAGAACTATCCCAATTAGCCCGGAAATATATGATTCTTTACCTGAAAAGAAAGGTCGCCTTTTTACGTCATGCTATGGTGCATTTCGTTCAGCGCTTAATCGCACAGAAATAGAATTACCTGCGGGCCAATTGACCCACGTATTACGCCATACCTTTGCATCACATTTTATGATGAATGGTGGTAATATACTGGTATTACAACGTGTGCTGGGACATACCGACATTAAAATGACTATGCGTTACGCACACTTTGCGCCAGACCATTTAGAAGAAGCGGTGAAACTTAATCCGCTGGCAATAAGTGGCGATAAAGTGGCGATAGAGATTGTATAA